TGTCTTATAGGTTAACGCAGTGTCACGATGCGTTGCTAAAATGTATTCGGAATTACTCGTGCCTATCAGCATTTGGCGCGTTGTCTCGATCCAACGGATACGATCCAACCTGCTACTTGCTACAGACACTCTAAAAGGGCTGTCGTCCGTAGGATTATCGTACTCAGGTTCAAAATCCGCAAAAGCATCCGTTCGACTAGTCCAGATATCCATAGGGTCCCCCGCAACACCGGATAGCCAAAGTCGCAGTTGATGGAAAGTCCCCGTCGATGGGTATCCGTTCTGTAGGGAGAACGCACTTTCCGCCCAGAGATCCGTACCATCGTCTACAACGGACTGCGGGAGCGTGTTAATGACCATCGCCTTTACAGATGTATCACTTATGTACTCTGTAATCTCTACCAAGCCTTTACCACTGTGAAGGTAGGTTAAATCAACTTTACCGTCCGACTCGGTGCCCTCCTGATGTGTAGGGGGCCTTATACCCGTTGTTCCGGTAGCTTCGACCCGATAGACGTTCTCCTGATAATAGCGGGTGTCTCCTGCGGTGACCTCCTGCCCTGTTTGCCAAGGATCATGCTTTGTGGCCGAATACTCTCTAAGCTGCCAGAAAGCCCCGACATGCCCTGCAAAGAATACCGATTTGTCAGGGGACGTTAGAGTCACCTCTCCTGTTGTGTCCGTTGCAAAGATAATATGATCCGTGTCTAGGTTCTCTTTACGCATGGGAGGGTAGGAGAACTCATACTCTATTATCTCCCAATCGTTCTCCCCCTTACGACGAAGCAGCCTAACCGGATGGAACCTTTGCAATAGGAACATTACGTCGTTAATCTGGATATGCTGCAGTTCATGGATATCTTGAGCGGTGTACGGTGTTACCAAGCTTTTAGAAGATGTCTGACTGTCTACTATGATAGAGGCTAAGGCCCCATCAGGTTTTCTTCGGTAAATACGAAGTTCTAAATCCCCGAACAAGATAGCGTACTGGTCCGTGTCATCCTGTTCAAAAGGGATCATATGACAATCGCCATAAGTCGTAGCATCAACGGATTCAACGAACTGCGTCCCAGACCTCTTCATTAAAGGCCCATGAATTTTGCACATGAAGTTACGTACACGCTTCAAACCATTGGTAAAGAAGTTCGTGTCCGTCCGATCTGAAAGGTACTCCGATACAATACCTGCGTTAAAAGCCGTGAAAACATGACTCGCTTTAGCCATCAGATTCGCCCCCAATCCCATGAGGTGTCTTGCTGAGGCACTGGCGCAGAAGACATTGCATCGGCCATAGCCGCTTTATTAAGAACCGACCTGTAATCCCTCTGCAATAACTCCATCTTTGTATTGGACTCGGTAATCCTTTCGCAAAGCTCCATCGCTATTCGATAGGCCATTACCGTAGCCAAGTGCCCTGACCACCTCTCAGGGTTATCGTTGTCCTGCATGTACCGAATGAATAAAGGACTCTCCGCATTAGTCAGGATCTCATTCCCTTCTATAACATAAGGCTGCCCGAACCGAACAAGGGCTGCGTTATACCCTACTTCCAAGACACGGATGCACCCGCTCGGGATATCATAAGCGTACTTATACCCTGGCTTTGGGGTGCTGTTAGCAGGTAACTCCGCGCGTGTGATCCCTTCTTTCCACATGTGCTCAGCGAATTCCGCCCTTCTGACCATAGGGATTATAGTCTTCACAAGGGCCGCATTGCCTTGGTCCTCCAAAGATAAAATGGTGCCCGCGCCTAGGCGTGTAAGCGCCATGTTTGCGATATCTACATAAGATGGCATATAAACCCCCTTGGAGCCGAAGAACGTATTCTAGCGGTTGATACTTAAAAAAAAAGCCAGCACTGTGGCTGGCTGTAAAGTTTAACCGTGTTAGGCGTTGACTGTGCCGTGCGTTGTATCAACCTGCACAACTTTAGTGTCTTCGGTACGAACCGCGCCAGTCGTCATGGTCGCATAGATCTGCCATGTGTAGTTCTTGTCAGGTCTCTCATCAACCCTGACAGTAAAACCATTCGATCCATTAGCATCAGGCCATCTACCCTCCATCAATCCAGAAGGTAGGAACGCGAAATTTGAAGTCTTCTCAAATTCCCCTGAAGTGCCCGTCGTAGTCTTAGGCAGCTTTTCGTACCTTATGAAATTGAACCCTAGGTAACTATCAACAGTACCTTCAGCCAACGCACGAACCGTATTATAGTCCGCACTGGTAACTTGCTCATCATTCAGCAAGTGGCGCAGTTGCTCTGCAGTGGTTACAAAGTAACGTTCTTCCATCATCATATGGTCAGCTTCTTCCAGCTTCTGCCAAGTGTCTAACAGCAATTGAACCGATAGATTTGTTTGAACAGTAGCATCCGGAACAAGGATTTTTTGCGATGCCGGAAGAGCGGTTGTTGCCGTCGTGTCATATGCACCTGTTCTCGCAGCCCCCAGTGCTGCTGCGGTCACTGTTTCGTCCCTTCTTCGAGCCATGCCCGCTGCAATTGTGCGTGCATACTCAGAGCGGGGATCTACTAACATCTGCTGGAGGTTTTTAGATGAGATGGGTAACGCTGATTTCCATGTGGAAGGCACCAACCATCTTTGCAGGTGCTCGATGCTATCCCAGACGGTGTCACCCATCCACCCATCATATGAGCCCCCATTATAGGTCGGGGCCGTCAATTGTGTAGGGTCTACAGGTGTCAGGTTCATAACCGCTTGAGACTGCTCCCCTATACATGATTTGCTCTCGCATCGGGACGCTACACGCGACTCAATTTGTTGCGCCAATAACCGAATGGTGTCCGTAAACTGGGCGACGTGGATTTCGTCAAAATCAGGCATAACAGGCATTGTTTAGCCCTCCTAAAAAAAAAGTGTTTGGTAAGTGTAATCCTAGCGGTACATACGCGCAAACGCCTCATCACGCTCACGCAGCGCAGAAGCATCACCCGTTCGCAATCGCGTTACAAAACTGGCATCTCTTGTACGCTCCTCCCACTGCCTACGGGCTTCCTCCCGTGTGGCTTGGGGAGCTGCTTTCGCTTTTAGAAAAGGCGTTTCTGTCTTACCCTCTCCCAACTTTGACATGATCTCCATGAAACGACGAGTCCCAAGCCCTTGCTCCATCCCTTGGAGATCCGTAGTGCTTAGGTTCAGAGAACGTGCAGCCTCTCTACCTTGGTGCATCATCTTGTCATATGTCGATTCGCCAACATCTGTGCGGAGGTCGTTAAGATACTTCTGACCTACCTTCATGGTATCCAATTCATCAGAGTCTAAATCAGCTATAGCTTTACCAATAGCGACAAATTGATCGTCTGTCAGCCCTGCTTTGTGTGCGGCCTCAGCAATAGGCGCTATATCCTCACTCAGCTTCACCGAATATTTGTCAGGGGCTTCCGGTCGTCCCATCTTATCCCAGAGCGCAGCCCTCTCTTCATCTGTCTTAGGGACCCCATCACCCCCCGCTGTTTCTAGCAGGTGTTTGTAACTGGTGATAGCATCTTCAAGCTTCGACCATTTCTTCTCATCAATAAAGGTACGATGCTCATCACTAAGATCAGAACCAAAAGGCGGGGCTTCGGGGGGCTGGCTTAGTTGACCCGCAGCCCCCGTTTCATTGTTTGATGAGGTTGTCGCGGGAGCTGTCGCTTCAGTCCCCGTTTCATTGTTTGATGAGGTCGTCGAGGTTGTCGAGCTCTCTGTTTGATTCTCGTCCGTCACTGTTAGCCTTCCCTGCTTGTTTAAGGAAACTTTGAATATAATAGTACAAATTGTTTCTAGCTTGTGCCGCCACTAACACACTGTGGTCATGGCTGTTCGGCATAGGACTATCAACATGACATAACTTACGCAGCATGTCGTCCAATTCTATGAATTTAGGGTGTTCTTGAACATTCAACATGATTAAATCTCGCTTAATGTTTGCTGAGCGTCTGCGGCATTCTTAACCGCTTGTGATGTCATCTGTGCTTGTTCCGCTTGCGCTGCCTCTTGCTGTTGTTGTGTGCGTGCCTCACGAGTCGCCTTCACCTCACTATCCGTCGCCATCCAACTGGCAGGTGTGCCCGCAATACGGTTCACTTCGCGCGTCAATGTGTCCTTGTCATAGTTGTCTAATAACGTCGGGTCCAACTCGAACATAGGTGTTAGCACCGCCAACGCATTAGATAACCCTGTAATCTCAGGCGTGACCTCTAAACGGTTGGCAGGCGCATGATACTCAACAACGTATTCGCCACTTGTCGCAGCAGGGGGCGGTGGCACTCTGCCGCTTCTTGTCAAAATATCAACTTCCCGCGCCATGATGTTGTTGTACATCTCAGACTGCTGCCTCTGCATGGCAGGCGCAATAAGTTGCCCTTTCTCCTGAGCACGGATCAAAGCTTCTGTAGCTGTCATCTCAGGTGTTTCCACAAGTATCTGGAACAACGTAAGAAGGAACTCATCATGCACAATATTCTGAGACATGGCTTGGAT